TATTAAACGACATATGAAAACTAATTGAGCAACCTTCAATGATATTGTTATTGTCTATGACGTAGAGAAGAATGCTTGGCTGGTAGACAATCACCAATATTTCTATGGTGGAGTATCATTCAAGGGGTTCAATTATACTATCTCTATGATAGAGTCTAAGGTATACAAAGATGAGTTCTCACAAGATGATGAGGCAACTCCTATCCCTTTTGAATATAGGACAAAGGAGTTTTATGTTGCTGATCCAACGTTCAAGAAACTGTTCTGGGAAGAAAGAACGCTCCTAGACATCAATGAACTCGCTGAACTGGCGCAAGCTATATATATTGATTGAGGTGAATCTGATACTATAACTATAGACTCAGACAACTATGATGCAGCAGCAGTATGATGATCTACATCAGGAGGGGGTATAGGAGCGTTCCCAGTAGGTGAAGCGCCAGTGGGTGAAGATTGAGACTCTTGATTAGATGATGATTATAGAGAGATTTGTGTATTAAGGACAAAAGGGAACCTGAACGTGAAAGGAAAGAAAATACAACTAAGGTTCACTAATGACACCCTAGCAGGTAAAGCAAGACTAAAGAACGTATCTATAAGGGCTGAAGTCCTTCCATGATTAGCAAACAATTTAACTACATAATATATTATCAATGACACAGACACAAGAGAGTTGATACAAAACCACCCTTGCCTTACCTATGGCAGCAGCAGACACTACTATGGAGGTAGCAACTGCGCCAACTGTAACCAAAGGTAGGTTGCTTATCAGATCATGAAACACCAAAGAACGGGTGCAATTTACATGAGTATCTAGCACCACGCTCACAGGGCTTACTAGATGATTAAGCCAGACAGCAGATCCAGCCACAGCAGGTACTGGTCTCACTTGGGTAGCAGGGACAGAGGTTATTCTTGTCTCTATGCATGATCAATTGCTAGATAAACTAGAAGGAGATCAAGCAATATTAGAGGCTAAGGTCTATGCAACAACAGCTGCTAGGGATACAGCTCTTGGTGCTGATGCTGCAGCAACTAAAGCGTTTACATGTGTATATGTTACAGCAACAGGACTACACTACAACTATAATCTCTCTAGTAACCAACGGGAAAGTGTAGACACAGGAACAACAACTCCCAACGCTAGTGAGACGGTAGCAGGTAAAGTAGAGGAAGCGACAACAGCAGAGGTAACAGCAGGAACAAATACAGGAGGTACTGGGGCGCAGACCTTTGTTGCACCTAGTAAAATGCAAGCTAGTATACAATCAGGAGAAGCTCTCTATCTTTGAGCAAGTGCTGTAGGTACTGATGCCTATGCAGTAACATGAACCCCAACAGTAACAGCTTATACAAAAGGTATGGTTGTTTCTTTTGAGACTGATGTTGTAAACACGGGTGCTTGTACTTTAGATATTGATAGTCTTGGAGTAAAAAACATAAAAACTTTAGATGGTTCTGATCCAGAGAATAGTGATATAAAAGCAAGTCAGATGCTAACTCTCCAATATGATGGCACCAACTTTGTTATCAAAGACCAAACTAAGTCGCTTATTTCTAGTGAGATTAGCAAATTCGGTGGTGATGGTTCTGACTGAGCACAAGGGGATGCAGCACTAACTATAACGGGATCAAATAATACGTATATAACAAAGAACTTCACCTCTTGGGCAGCTGGTTCTGTATCAAGGACTTGTACGGTTACTCCTACAAATTGTATAGTACATATCAAAGTAAGTGGTAATGCAGATTTCACCAACCGGACATTTGATTTTGATGGTAAATGATGACCTTGATGAGCAGGTTGAGATTGATCCCCCGATATGGGTTCTGATTGAACGGATGGATTATGAACTACCGCAAAGACAGGAAAAGGAAAAGGATGAGATGGCGTATTGTCTAATGAGATGAATAGAGGGGCAATCTGATGAGAATCATATTTATGATTAACCGCATTATCACAACATCCTAAAGCCTTTGTTGCCGCTTGTGGTTCTGGTGGATGAGGATGAGCCCATTCTGATGGTGAATCTAATGATGGTTGAGCATGATGAGCCGGTGGATGATGCTTGATTATGGAAGTAAAAGGAGATATAACATGGTCATCATCTGTTATTACAGCTGATGGAGACGCAGGGACAGTGGGTGAAAGAAGCTGACCAGCACCTTCTGGATGATGAGGAGGATGATGAGGATGAGGCGCTGTTGTGGTTCTCTATAGTGGGACTGAGACATGATCTGTGACACCTACGGTTTCTGGCGGTTCTGGTGGAGGAGTTACCACAGGTGGTAGTTGAGGGGCTTGATCCGGTGGATGAGGAGGATCAAGTGTACAATGAAATTGAGCCAATACTACTAATGCAACGCCAGCCACTCCTACTTCTGGTTGAGCGGGTAAAGCGGGTCTCTATCTCATAGAAGCAAATGAAGTATTTGCTGAGTAATCTTTAATTAACAACATTATATAATGCCAAATTACATATTCTGACAACAGGCTATTGATGAAGAGGTCGATCTTGATGCGAGGAATCAGCAAGTAGCTGAGGAGATGTTCAGTCTATGACCAGAATTTAGTCAAGAGAACCTCCAGAGCGTTACCGGAATAGGTGACAATCTTTCTGAGTATTGAGTAGGTGCAGATGAACGGACCAATACTCTTTCTGATATACAGAATAGGTTCAATCAACTAGGTCAACCGCCAGCCGATGAAGGACTCCCAGAAGTAGATACTGGATTACCACCAGTAGATACTGGTCTTCCTGAAGGAGAGCTACCTGAAGGCTGACTGCCAGAGACCCCTTGAGTAGAAGGAGAGCCTACCGGAGAGCCTGTTGAGGATCCTTATGTGTTTGGACTAGATGATTTATGACCAGAATGGAGACCAATATATGATCAGTTAGATGAAGCAGCAAAGAAGCGTTTTGAGCAAATATGAGCAGAGGACACAACAGCCCAAATGGAATTTCTTGAGGACCGGAAGAGTAATGATGAATTTGTAAGATGAGAAAGAGATAGGCAAGTAAGAATAGGTGAGTTAGCAGAAGAAAGAGCCTCAATATATTCTAGACAAAGAATACAGGATTCTAGAAACAAGTTGGCTAAATTAAAACAGAGTGTCGCTTATTTAGGTACTCAAGGACAGCCCTGAATATCATCTGCTAGATTGGACGCAGTAGCTATGCAGATAGAACAATGAAATCAATTGTTTTGAGAGTTGCTTACTATAGAAAGAGGGCTCAAGGAGTCGAGAGAACTAGGGCGTGAAGGTGATGCAGCCAACTTTGAAAGACAAATGGAGTTATTGCAAGATGAGTTAGATAGGAACGTGGATAGCGCTATACAAGATGCGCTTAGCATGATGTCTGCTGCTGAATTAGAATGAAGATTAGATGAGCTAGAAGATATTGAAAACTTTGAAAATACAATACTTCAAGAACTAGACCTGAATATAGGAAGAACAATAACAGCAAATAGGAAACAAAGAAACTTTCTTATTGAACAATATCAAGAAATAGCACAAAAAAGGGAACAGTACGCACTAAATAAAAAAACAACAAATATGGAGGAAAGCAATATTAGAGGCTATTATGTAGACGGCAATGGTGACCCCCGTATAGGTATAGATGGTCTTGTTGTGCCAGTAAAGCAAGATGCTGTATATTCTAACTACGACAAGGAGACGTGACAATTTATAGAGATCATAAGAGGACCAGACGGACAACTAGAGCCAATCATTACAGATATTATGGATCAAGGCAGCTTTGCTGCATCCCAAGCAACAAATTGGGCTAGTCTATTCAACCAAGGCAAAGTAGAGATAGATGATATACCTGATGACATAAAGAATATGCCCGCATTTGTGCAAGCATTAGCTGAGTGATATGAGAAAGAGAAGGTGTGAAATACAATAATGACAGATCAATACACAGCAAGCCAGATAGATCTTGGTGACATGGGTATCTTGAAGGTTGGCGATAAAGCTTATGGTATACTAGGGAATACAGGTACTGGTATAGTCACTCAATTCTGATGAGGTGCGCTAGGTGGTATAGATATAGATGGTGATAGATGAGATGATATATATTCTGTGTCAGGTGGTACTATATTAGACTTTTGAGAAGATCAAGACGGAAACATATTTGTAGAGATATTGAGTGAGGATGGTAACAATGTATTCAGATACAACCACCTCTTAGAATATGGTAAACTTGTTCAATGAGATCTCAAAATAGATGACACAGTACAGCAATGAGAGAAAATATGATTTATGGGGTCTTCTGGAGAAACATATAGCCAATATGAAGGATGAGATCCTACACATCTCGATCTTGGTGTATATGAAGCATCTAACGGCGAAAAAGGTAATTTGCTTGCTATAGATAAGCAAGTACAAGCTGTTTATGGAGTAGATATAGCAGAAGAACAAGCAGACCCACAGAGGGAGGTTTATTTAGACCTACTTAGAAGGGGCAGGGTAAATAATTCAGATAGAAAAGAGCTTGCTGAATTGGCTGTAAAAGAGAATCGAGAAAAGGAATATTTGGAGGCAGCAAAAGAGGGAATGAAAACAGACTTAACTGAAACTCAATTGAAGCAGTGGGACACAATATCAAAAAAGGTAGAGTGAAGCGAGGTTTTCAAGCAAGCTGATGAAGTAAGATGACAAGCAGACACTGTGCGCGCATTATTGTCTCAAGATTTGCAGACCGACTGATTCAATGATATAGCGCTTATAAACACATTCCAGAGAATTATTGATCCGTGAGCAACTGTAAGGGAGGGAGACGTAGACTTGCTACAAAGCGCACTAACTCTTTGGGAGGAATTGGCAGTCAGCTTCAACAAGGTGTTGAGTAGGGGACAAAAGTTGTCACCAGGAGTAAGGCAATCAATGCTGGAAAATGCTATAGCAGTATATAATGCGAGAGCAGATTACGCAAATGAGGTTATGGATAGAAGGTATAAGCCAAGAGCAGATAACGCATGACTAGATTGGGATATTATGTGATATAAGTTTGATAAAATAAGTGAAGACGACGAAGATGGAGACGAAGATGGAGACGGAGACGGAGACGGAGATGGATATTCAGATTTGTTTGGAGATCCACAAGGAACACCAAATCAAGGACCAAATTTTAGTTTGTACCAAGATGAATAATGCCTCAAGGAATGTCTTATAATGGTTCTGGAATGTGAGCACCACAGTTTGGTGGACTACCTTTTGCTAATGGTTTGACTACCAATAGAGGTTTGCCGCAGTTCTGACAACAAAACCAATCATGACCCACTAGCCAATTTCAGATACCAGAATGACCACAATTCAAAATGAGGTCGTGAGATGACATAAGAACCACTATAAAACAAAAAACAGCGCCACCTACACAAGAAGAGATGAGCATCAACTTTCCGTCTATGACTCTGGCTAACGAGAAAGAAATGGCCAGAAGAATTAAACTTGAAATGCCAAACGCTACTCCACAAGAAAGGCGATCAAGAGCACAACAAATAGTAAAGAGACACTCCCCTCAACAAGCACAACCCCAACCTCAAACACAACAAGAACAACCACAGGAGACAGTAGAAAGGGGTAAAAAAGGAAAAACTGGCTTATTTTGACCATATGTCAGAGCTACAACATGACTTGCATGAGCAACAAAGTGAGCAATAAAATGAGCGTATAAGTGAGTGGTAGAGGGTCGACCTGAAATGATAGAAAACTCAAAAGAAGTCCTAGCCAGAAAAGACCTTACAGCTAAGTCGAAAATGAAAAGAGTTCTTATAGGTGAATTTGTTGCTGACTATATTGGCAACAATGTTATTGGGTGAACCCTTGGTTGAGGACTAGAGTGATTCTTTAAATGATTCACTACTCAATCAGAAAGAGAAGATATCAGTGAGGGTGCCAAAGAATTTATGACATCAATACTTACTCTACCTGCTGCTAGTCAAGATGGTCAAGAATCTACTGTTGGGCAAGTTGCAATAGATACTTTTAACAGAGAGCGAAATAAACTTGATGAGAGACAACAAAAAGAGGTGGAAGATATGACTAGATATGGAATGGGACTAAGCGAGTTTCTAGGAATGTGAATAATGAAACGATGATCCAAAGTAGCGGGTAGAGCAGCAAAAGAGTGATTAGAGACTGGTGTAGAGCAATTCACTAAAACACAGGTTGGTAAAGGAGTTGAGGAGGCAGTCGAAAAAACCCTTGATCCTATTGAAAAGGCAACAAGGGAAACGGTGCAACAGACAAGTGCATTTATTAAGAAGCAGCCCTGAGAGTTTACAGATTATTGGGCTACAAAAGTGGGATGACTCGAGCCAGAAACAGTCAAAGTAATAAGAGAGGAACCAAAACTATCGCTAGTTGAATCATGAGAATTGTCAAGCGAATCCCTGTTGGACCAGGCAATAGAATGATTAAGCAAGCGTAAAGACCAAATATCCGAGTTATGAGAATCATACTGAAAGCTTAGAGATAAAAATGTCATGGTCGACAATGTGCCAATAAGGGCTAAGTCTAGCAAGATTTTATCCAAATATGGCATTGAAGTCAATAAAAAGTGAGAACTTGACTTCACTAACTCAAAGTTTGCTTGAGACACTCCAGATCAGAACGCAATCAAAAAAGCATATCAAATTATACAAAAAGGAGACAAAATAAATGCAGACATGGCTTTAAATAGGAGGCAAGCAATATCTAAGTTGTCTCGCTATGGTACCGACGTTAGTGGTGATGGCGCCGCCATTGTAAGAGAGTTTAGACGCGCACTAAAAAAACAAATGCAAAAAGATATAGTATGACTCAAGGTATTAGACGATAAATTTGGTCCAGAAATAAAGATACTCAACAAGCTTATGAGGGATTTCTACACTAAGGATGGGGACCTGAAGGACAATGCAACTTCTCTTGTAACCAATCTTTTGAATAGAGGGAAAGAATTAAAATATAATAGGATTAAGGATCTTGTTCCTGATATGGAGTGATCTATCAGAGCACTAAAGGCCTACGACGACATTGTAAAGGCTACAGGATCAAAGGTGGGTACATATGAAAGATCAAAGAATTTAATTGCTGCATGAGTAATACTATGAAGTCCATGAGGCATGCTTTGATCTGCTGTATGATGAGCACTATGATTGCTTGTATGATGAAAATTTACTGATCCCAAGAACATAGTTAAGCTACTCAAAAGACTTTGACCCAAATGAGGTGAAGTCGCAAAGAAGATACAAAAAAGATCAGATCTCAATGCAAGCGACAAGAAGGTGATAGAGCAGGTACTAGAGGACGTAAGAAAACAACAATCAGAAGCAATGGTTGAAAGCAAACTAAAGAAGGCAAGAAAGACGCAGGCACTACCACACAAAGAGTGATTGCCTGTAGTAGAAGGTGACAGGACTATTGATGTTGGTCCAGCAACAGTTGTTACCCCAGGGGGTAGAGCCGTTAGACCATGACAGATACTAGAGTTGGGTGATGATATACAACCACCTGCCTATAGAGGATGACTGAAAAGAAAAAAGCCTTTTAAAGAGGCGGGTACTGCCACAAATGCCAATGGTTTGCCTCAAAAAGAATGATTACTCAATAAAGTAGACGCAGACACAAAGCAATTGAGGCAAATATTGCGTGGCACCAAAGGAATGACAGCAGACGACATAACTAAGAAGCATCCAGATATACAACTAAAGAGAGATGTGCCAGCAAAAGACATTCATGGCAACAAGGTAAAAATACCAGAGGGTGAAGCACTAACGCCTTATGAGCTCAAGGGGAACAAAGTATTATTGCAAGACGGGAAAACCTATATAGTGAGTAAAAATCAATTTCAGAACATTAAGGCACAATCCACATCAAAAGAAATTAAGGAATTTGCACCAGAGCTCAATGACTTAGAGGAAACAATTCACAGCGACAGGGTAGATGTAGATGTTAAGGTAGAAAAGGCAAATGATGGCTCACGAATTGTTCATGTGGACTGACAAAGAGCAAACGATGTTCCAAAGATGATAGAAAACTCAGAGACCACAAGAGAGCGAGCAACTAGAATTGCAAAACAAGCCGCTAAGGAGGACTTTGTTTCGAGCAACAAATTCCCAACAAGATACTCTAGATATCAACTACCAAACGGAGAAAACTACAAGGAGATATTAATTAAGGCGCCCTTGGAACAGTCAGCCATTCCTAAGAAGGAAATAGATCAACTAAGAGCAAGAGCAAAAGAAATAAATAAGCAATTCGGGGAACTCAACAACATACAAAACAAGAGACTAAGAAACAAAACCGAAGAAGAGTTGTTAGATGAACTAAGAGAAATAAGAAAGAGATTGCCAGCAAGTGGCACACCAAAAGACATTGAGCACACAATATTTAGATCGTCCCACCGAGAAGAATTAAACGTTGTATCTCACCTAAGAATGAATGACAGAACATACAAGGGAAAGAAGGTGTCGTTTATGGAAGAGCTACAGAGTGATTGGGCAAGAAGATTGAGAGATAGACAATCAGAGAGCTCTGTGTTAAGAGAATCAGCAGAAGCGCAACCAGATCATCCCTCCTTAAAAAATTGGCAAGAATTATCCATAAAGCGCGCCCTAAAGGAGGCAGTAGATGGCGACGCCGAATACTTTTCTTGGATAAATGGAAAACAAACAAGCGATAGATACAACTTAGCAACAAAGCTTGATGGAATTGAGTGGCATACAGCAAGAGGTCAAGAGGGCAAATTAATTAATGTGCAGCCAAAAGACTGAGCAGACTTCAATATTGTGGTTGATGACAGTGGCAGAATAATTACCTCTGGAACAAGGGATTGGGACAATAAGATGCTTGATGAGGTGTTTGGTAAGGGACTAGCAGACAAGATAATGGAAAAAGAAAAGTGAAACCTTTTTGAGGAAGGACTCAAATTTGGATGAGAATGGGCCCAAAACCTTTACGATAAGCAGGTAAAGAATATAGTAGAAAAGGTAACTGGTGGCAAAATAGAGACTCTAAGCCTAGACGTCGAGAGCCCTCAATCTGCACTAAGAAACTTTGTTACCGACGAGGTGCTAAAAAAAGGTGAAATAAAAGAAGGAACAAAGCTTAGGCGAAAGTGAGATTCTCTAATTGTAACAAAGATGCTAAAAAATGGTCAATTTGAGGCAAAAGAGATAATTAACTTTGGGTCTACAGAGACAATCTGATGAAAAACAAAGACCCTTCGAGTCCAAAGGCCCACAACTAAGCAGCAATGAATAAAGCTAACACCTGAAATAAAAGCAAAGATAAGGGGTGAGGCTCCTGATATAAAAACAAGTGGAAAGATGTTTAATAGCAAGAGTGATGCGGTCTGATTACCAAAACAAATGGGGTTGGCCACAGAGCCATTGGTAAAAGAAGCAAAGAGGGCGGCAAGCAAATGAGATAATATAATAGAAAAATATGTGATGGATGATGTTTTCTATAATAAGATAAATGACGATTTAAGGGCATGAGGAAATAAGTATTCTTCAGAAACAAGGAAGATATCTAGTCAACTTGAGGGTTTGCCACGAAACTCAGATGAAAAAGTGTACAGATGAATGGATTTTGGGAGTAGAAAAGAAGCAGATGATTTTGTCAACTCTCTAATATGAAAGGAAACCTATACAGACAAATGATTTGTGTCTGCAACAAAAGATATAGAAAGAGCTAAGTTGTTTTCAGACATTGATTGATGAGTTATATTTGAAATAGAAAATTGATGACATTTAGTTGAAATAAGCAAAAACAACATATGAGAGGTGTTATTTGACAAATGAACAAAATTCCAACCTTGAAGCATAACAGCTGAATGATGATGGACTATCATAAAAATGAAGCCAAAAACAGAATCTCAACTCCGTAAGATACGGGAACAAGCAAACAAGTGATTACCAAAGAAGACTACAAATTTAATAGAAGAAGCCAAGAAATTGACTTCAGATGAATTTGTTGAGAAAACAATAAGTAAAGACACACACTACTATTGATCAAGAGGCCACAAAGAGGCATTAAAATTAAGTGATCCACTAAAAGACATTAAAGGTAGATTTGGTAATCCATCACCAGATATGACAGAAACAATATCTATTACACCAAAAAGGGAATTTGCAGAGGTTTTTGCTGATTATGATGGGGTAATTAGCGATGTTGTGGTGTTTCCCAAAAACACTCTTGATTTAACAGCAAAAGAGCTAAGTGAAGATGCAATAAAGTATATGGAATTAAACAAAAGTGAATTAAATTGGAATGACTTTGTCCATTCGTGGGGAACAACAAAAAAGGCTGGAGATTTCTTAAAGTTAAAAGGATACGATTCAATTAAACTAAATCCATTAAAAGAAAGGGTATGAGGCATAGAATTAAGAATACTTGACCCTAATATAGTAAAAACAGAGGCCCAACTCCGTAAGATACGAGAACAAGCTAACAAATGATTACCAAAGAAGAAATAATTTATCCCCCCACACAAGATGTCAAAGACTCACGAAGGCCACATAACAGAGACACTCATTTCTAGACTTCACCTTCTAGAGAGGGCAAAAAGCAACCCAGAATTGCAAGCAATAGAGATTGTGTTATGCAAGAAAGACATCATGTACTTCTTTACAAGCTACCTCTATACAGACAAAAACACAAGTCTCTATAGTAGTGATATGCCAGATGTTCTTCCCTTCATACCTTATGAATTTCAAGTAGAAGCAATAACAGAGACGCGATCAAGCATTATGTCTTGAACCAAAGCAATACAAGAAAGAGACGATCCAACAAATATATTCATAGAAAAGTCGAGGCAAATGGGGTTGTCTTGGTTGGTGATCGCGATATTTTCTTATTGATTCATATTCCACAACCACAAGTATCATGTAGTCTCACAGAAGGCTAGCGACGTAGATGAGACATGAGACATAAGGTCGTTATTTGAGAAGGCTAGGTTTATTATCAGAAACCTTCCATCATGGATGAAGCCAGAAGGATATTCAGACAATGTAGGTACACCACACAACAAGCATATGAACCTAAGCAAGGAAAAGGGAACAGGAAGTATTACGGGTGAGTCGGCAAATCCTAATGCTTCAAGGTCTGGTACATATAATGCTATATTCATGGACGAGATGGCACACATGCAACATGCTACAAGGATAAATACAGCTGCTGCTTCTGCTACACCTACTAGAATATTTAATTCAACCCCAAATGGTGAAGGCAATGAGTTTTATAGGATGAGATCGCTTACACAGACAAGAAAAGAAGAAGGAACAAGTGTTCCACCATCAGTAAAGTGACTGAGATATCATTGGAGCGATCATCCCCTATACAATCTAGAGCGATACAAACGAAAAACACGATGACGATCTAAAGAAAAAATAGCACAAGAGCTAGAAATTGACTACAATGTGTCTATTAAGGGAAGAGTGTATCCTCAATTCAAGTGAACCACATGGGAACTAAATTACAATCCCAATCTACCGACCTACATACGGATGGACAATGGTCATTGAGGATCTGATCCATTTGCTGTTATTGTTGCACAAGTGGAACACAACACACACCTCATTAACATATTGGATTGCGTACAAATAAATTGCAGCATAGCAGACATGGCAAACTACATGAGCACAACACCCAAAATGGAGATGAATGATTATGAGTATGATTTTCTAGAGAGATACAAAAACTATAACACAAAGATGGCAACCTTTGTTTCTGATCCATATGACACCAAGTCAACAGTTAGAGACATTAATAATGTCTCTGGCACAGTAATTTTAGAAGAATTCAGAAAGGTGGGAATAAATCTTTTGGTTCCTCAAAAGACAGACATTAAGGTGCGCATCATGAACACGCAATCCAATATATATAGGCTCAGAGTACACGAAAGATGTGAAGAGTTTTTGTCTGCTATACAGAACGCAAGATATCCAGAGGTTGCAGAAACAACAACGAGAACTACTGCTGCAGACAAGCCTATACACGATTGGACCTCTCATTTTCGTACAGCATTAGAGTATGGAATGGCTTATTTGTTAGAAAACGAGTTTGTAGTTAAGAAGGAAAAGATAAAAATAGATATGCGTCCAACAAGAGACCATAGAACTGGTCAATTGGTTCATAAAAAATAGTTGCAATGAAAAAATCAAAAAGTATATATAAAGTAATAGTCCAAGTAATATTTACTTCTACCCCCCTACTAACCCATGATGCATGCCAAAACAATTTGAATTGGATGTAAGTAAATTTGAGCAGACCCAAGACTACAAGTCTTTTAATCCAAGCAAGGACGACTCAGTCAAAATTGACTTTGTAAAAAAAAGAGAAAACGAGATGAGAGAATGAAGGACTGCTGTCGATAGAGATTGGGATCTCTATCAAACAATGATTGACGCTATTTTCGAGCCATATCCTGACGAGAGAAGCTCCTCAACAGTACCTCTAGCAAGTTCCTTGATTGAGCTATATGTTGCTGATGCAGCAAAAATAAAGACTGAATACAATTTCAGAGGAGAAAACCAAAACTTCTATCATCAAGCTAAAACACTAGAGCATGTTTGGAAATATGATTGGAGAAAGAACCAAAGAGACAGGACATTTAATGCAATGGAATACATAACCGCTGGATTCTGAACTTGAGTGTGATACGTGTGATATGAATCAAGCAAAAAAGAACAACTAGATCCTATCCTAGACAACGAGGGAAACATAACTTGGAAAAAAAGAACCATAAAAGACCAAAAAATAATAGTAGCTGATATGGACATCAGAAGTTTCTATATTGATAATCGTGCCACAAGATCAATAGATGAGGCATCTGATTGCATATACAAAAGACAAATGTCTTACGAGAAATTCAGACTATATGAGAGTAATCCACTGTATAGCAACATGAAGTATGTGGCACCAAAATCATATAACAACGAGTATGACACCTTTACGGTACAAGAAGAGGATACCAAGCAGGGCGACTTTGTGGAGATAATATACTATTGGAACATAGATACCGATGTGTACATGGAAATAGCAAATGGTGTACTTGTAAGAGAACATCCAATGATTAGCACAATCAATGGAACAAAAGCACTTCCTTTCTTTGTGAGACCACTCGGCAAAAAGAATTACAGCATATATGGAAGAGGTCTTTGTGAAGGATTACTTATGTTTAATAGCGAAGTAAATAATCTCAGAGAGCTACTTATGGATTGAATAAGAAGAAGCAACTCACAGGTACTTGCAATAGGTAATGGACTCACCTTTGATGGTAGAGAATTTTCCTATGATAATGAGATACTTACCTTTGATGGCAACCTTTGAGCAAACTTTCAGCAAATAAGTGGAAATCCACCAAATGCCTCAATATTCAATTACATTGATAGACTATATAAAGATGTAGCAATCTATACGGGCATAGACATACAAAACATCATTTGAACACCACAACAGACAGCATTTCAAACTGAAGTACAAAGAGAAGCCAGTCAGAAGAGAATAAATGTGTGGATAACGAGTAGAAACCTTGCTTACGAGAGATTTGCCAATCTATATAAAGACGCACTCCAAACATACTTCCCAATCAAAACAGCAAAGGGTCTATATCCAGAGATAGAGCTTGAGGACGAAAAGATGGTGAACGGCAAACTAAGAAAAGCAAAAGGCAAGAATATGTTGCAAGTTACCCCTGAGATGCTCAAGGGAGATATATATGTTGATGTATATACAAATACAACTGCTCCTACCATAAATATGGTTGATAGGCAATTGAAACTAGAGTTAGTGCAAGCCGTTGGAGCGATAGCACAATGATACGCACAAGCAAAACAACTAGGAGTAGACATAGATGCAATAATGCCTCTAAAGAAAACGCTCACTGATCTTGCGAGCGACTACAATCTTGAGTTGCCAACTGGAGCCGAATCAGAAGATGTACAAGAAAGGAAGTCAGAGATAATTGCAAAACTTCAAGGCATGATGAGATCGCAAGAGGTTGCACAAGAGGGGCAGCAGGTGATGCAGGCAGAACAGCAAGCGGCACCAATGGAGGCAGAGGCAGAGACTCAGGGAGCCCCAAGAAGGCCCATTTTACCCCCTAATCCATCACAATGACCAACACAAAGGATAAGCTTGTAATAACGTCTACTGATCAAATGCGCATGAGAGAATGAGAGATTAGATTTAGCGAAACAGATGTGCAAGAATTAATAGAATACAAGGACATATTCATAAAATATCTTCAAACTTGCATAAACAGAATTAGAGCAAATCTGTGAATGTGAAACTACAATTGAAAGGAGGTGCAAGCATATATAGGTATAAGCACAATTGAATGAATTATAAGTGACGCAGAGAAGACACAAGAACACTACACAGATCTCCTAAAAAAGAGAGAAGAGGCAAAAGGGGCAAAAAAAGCAAAAAAGAAGAAGTAGCTCATTAATAGATACAATAACCCCCAACAACCCTACTGCCTGTTTAATGGGAGTGGAGACGCGGGGGTGTCTTCGTTCTCATTAAACAGGTAGTAGATACCTGTTTTTTATTTTCTTTTCCAACCCCATGACGGACAACTTGGATAAAGATGGGACTCCTGTTGAACAGGACAACTCTCAAGCAGATCAGGAATCTGGTGAAGCCCATCCCAATGACAGTGATGCAGTCACTAAAAGGCATCAAGAACAAATGGAAGGAAGCAGACAAGAAGTCGAAAGGATGAGGTCTTTACTTATTGATTCCGGAGTTCAGAATGCAGAACAGAACGCAAAAAGTTTGTTAGAACTTCATGAGAAAGACCCAATTGCTGCAAATGAAGTTGCAAAAAGGTTTGGCTACAAGTCTTATGGTGATGCCAAAGAAGCTGTACTTGATCTCTGACGTGACTCTATGGAGCAAAATCAGAAACAACCATCTCTAAAAGATGACTTTGAGAAAATGTATCAAGAGAAAAGATCCCAAGAGATGCACACAGAGTCATTAAAGAAGGCATTAAAGAAGGCAGAGAATATCATTTCTAAGCTTAGTGATGAGAAGAGAGATCAGGCACAATCCTACTTTGACAAAATCACAAAAGGTAAGACACTAACCGAAGCTGATGCAAAAGAATACGCAGAAATGGCAACTCTTTACGTGAGCAGAGATGAGATTAGAGAGTGAAGATGACAAGAAGCCAGAGCGTTGCTTTGAACCTCCTGAGCATCAAAACCCTCTAGTAAAGCCCCTGACAACAAAAAAGATGGAATGTCTGACTTTGTTATTAGAGGCGGCAGAATTATTTCTTTAAATTCTAACAAATAAATCCCATGGCAAAAATCGAAGAAGAAACTAACGCTGTAACGGAACAGCAAACGCAAGCAACAGAACAACCTAATCTAGCACAGTTACTACAAAGACTTGAGGATCAGGACCAAAAGATTCAGGAGCTTTCAGAGCAACAATGAGCTAATAAATTCAAGAAGCAAAAAGAGAGATACATTGGACCTAGACATTATAGCTACAAACTTCGAGGAGGTGTTCCTGTATTAACCTATGTAAGCGATAAAAAGGACAAGAACAGAGATTGGCTCTATAAGGATGGTAATTCCTATGTGAATAATCAAATCCTTAAGCTCTCTTTAGCGGATTGAAAAACAGCCAGAGTTGATGTGATTGATTTCCTAAGATCTTTTGAGAGAAGTGATAAGGTGCCTTGTGGTGTTGTTCAAAAAGAGGACGGCAGTACGGCTTATGCTTTCAAGACTGAGAAGTATTGAGAGATAGAAGTTTTAGAAAATGTAATCAACTGATAATGACCAAACAATATATAGGACAGAAAGAGGTTGATGCTATAAAAGGCACTAACGTACTTTTCAAGGACTGAACTCAAGGGGAGTTCGCTGAGGCGCAGTTAGAGTATATGGTAACAGAAGAACCAAAAGATCTAACACAAGAGAGGGACATTATGTTGGTTAATGTTGTTCCTGATATGATATCTGTTTTAGAGAAGCATGATATTAGAAAAGGCGATTTGGATATTATAGTAAACACTTTGGTGGGTACATATAATAGAACTTTCATGATTGCTATAGGTAAAAAATTCTGAACTTACGAAGAAGGAGTGTCACATGAATATTTCCAAGAAAACATCAGAATATCTGATATAAGGAAATCTTTGAACTAAAACTATTAGACTAATTTTATTTACTTTTTATATTCACAATGGGAAAAGCAGTAACAGATCTTAATGCTCCCAACAAAACCCAAAACTTCTATCCTATAGGGGCAAACTTTAACTGGAAGATGACGCTTCTTCCTTTCAAAGCCTCTACAGCTATCGCTGAGGGTGCAGCTATTGGTATAGAGATTGTAAGTAACGACGTTACAGGTAACGTTACACTTATGGGCGTTGAGAACGCAGCTGGTGCAGACTTTATGGGTATTATGGCAGAGCCTATTGTTTCTGGTGATGCAGACTATGCAACAGCAGGAAAGCTTAAAGGTGTCCGAGTACGTCAAACAAAGGAAGCAGAAGCATACTTTACTGTAGTTGGTGGTACATTTACAGTGGCTGATGTATACAAAACAGTACAAATTGATTCTACATCACTTGGACTAGACGTAGACACAGCAGGTAAAGGAGCAAGAATTACAGGGTACATCTCTTCTACAAGAGGTACTTGTAAGTTTGACTTACCTACTACAGAAACAGCATAATTAAAATTATTTTAATCTTTAATATTTACTACTAATGCCAACAATTAGTTCGCTTTCATTTGGTCAGTTCACTGATCTTGTGAAAAGGAGTTTTACAGATGGTCTTATGATATTGCCTTCTGCAATCAAAGAATCTGATATTGTTGTTACAGATGTCATGCCTCATGGCACTGGAGACACCAAAAGATTCGCAGAAAGACTACATAGATCACAATATGCTCAGAAAAGAGCGGAAGGTGATACAGCTTCTCAAGCAGAAGTACAGTACGGATATGAGAAAGATATGCAGGTTTATACCATATCTCTTGAAGTATCTATTACTAAAAGAATGAGAGTTGCTGGTAAGGATCAAGATATCCTTGACAGAGTTACTTCATTGACTGAGGTTTGTCCAAGTAGATGTGATCTAGATCTATCACATAGATTGACGTTCGCATGGAGTACAAGCTATACTGATCTTGACGGTGAGTCTGTAAGCATTGATGTGGGTGATGATCTAGCACTAATTAGTGCAGTACATACGCTTACAGGTTCTGCTACTACATACTCTAACCAGATCACTGGTAATCCTCAGTTCTCTAAAGGAGCTTTGGAAACAGCAGAACAAAGTTTTGTCGAGGAAACATTTGATAATCTTGGTGTAAAAATGGAGATCACTCCTGACACCATTATTACAACAGATGATCCTAATACTATCCACCAAGTTAGAGAGCTTTTGAATGCAGAAGCTAATGTTGATACATCTAACTCTGCTACCTTCAATGTATATAAAAATGCTTATAAACATGTGAAAGGAGGAAGAATTGCTACTACAGCAGCTGGTGGTGTAGATACTTCTAAAAGAAAATACTGGTTCTTAGCCGCTTCAAGACAATCTGACTTCTACTACTGTGAATTAGAAGCTCCTTACTTGAAGACTCCACAAGACGGAAACAACGGTGAAGAGTTCTCTAGTGAAAACTGGAACTATCTCGCAGCAGCTACTTACGGTATCGCTATTGTAACTGGTCGCTGGATTAAAGGATCAAAAGGTGACGGTAGCTAGTCTACTATAGTTTGGCTCTTCTATCAAGAGAGTAGGAAGGAGGTGGCTTTTAATTTACTTAACAATGTATAATGTCACAAAATTTAAACGCAGGATATGGACAAGCAGTAGCTTCGGCATTGTATGCAGTTCAGGCTTCTGGTGGTAAAGTGTTTGTGGTAGCAAAATCTGCTGCTGCTGGTGCTCAAATACTGCAAGATCTTTTCATCACTGACGGTGATGGTAAAGGAAGATTCTATGCTGATATTGACTCCGCTATAAACCAAACTACAGCAAATCGTGGTGATGTGATTCTTGTTGCTTCTTGACATACTGAAACACTCGCAAGCGCTGGTGCTATCGCATTAGACGTTGCTGGTGTATCTGTTATTGGTATTGGTGTAGGTGCAGACAGACCTACATTGACATTCAGTGCTACAGATTCAACCTTTACTGTTAGCGCAGCTAGTGCTAAGGTACTCAATATGATTGCAGTACCAAGTATTGACTCAGTTGTGAGTCCATTTGTTGTTTCGGCAGCAGATTGTGAGCTTGATGTTGAGGTTCAAGACGCATCATCTACAGTTGAGTGCGTAAGAGCAGTTCTTACAACAGCTGGAGCAGATCGTATGAAATTAAACCTACGTTATCAAGGGTTCACAGCAGGTAATGCTTGTGTAAATGCAATTAGACTTGTTGGTGGAACTGGAGCAAGAATAAATGTAGATTTCTATGGTATAGCTAGTACAGCAGTTGTTGAATTTCATACAACAGCTACTATTGATACCAAGATTACTGGTACATTCTATGTTTCTGGAACAACTGATCTAAGTAAAGATGTTGTTGATACTGTAACAGGTTCAACATGGAGTGTAGATGGATTTGATAGTGCAGCAGGAGCGCCATTCAGTGGTGGTTCAGGTAACGCTGTAGCAATCGGCGATCTCTCTGTAATAGCAGCTAATGTTGTTACATTACTTGCTGAGTTCTCAGGAGCAGCAGGTATTGCTGCCTTTCCAGCAGCAGCGGCACCAGCCAATGCAGTATCAATGGCAGAGGTAATGAGATCAGTATATGATAGACAGTTGGGTGATGGTACAGACGCTTCTACTAACTCTATTCTTGGTAAAAGAGTATTAAAAGCCTCTGATACTTTACCAGCCACAACCACAGATGCCTTGTTTACGGTTTCTAGTGGACGTGTACTTATTACTAAGTTAGTTGGTGAAGTAACTACTGTTGTTCAGGCTCAGGCTTGTAATGCTAAAATAAACAACAACCCTACAGTAGGTTCTACAGTTATTGTAGGTACTAATGTAGACATAAACGCTTTGGAAGCAGGAGCAACCCTTACCGTAGAAGGTGATGGTACAGCACTTGTGCTAGGAAATGGTGGGACAAGTTTGAACGCTCTCGGAGGCACTTCTATGGAAGTAGCAGAGGGGTCTATTGAACTTGAAACATCTGCAACTAATACTGGAGCAACAAAATGGGAACTATGGTATATTCCACTAGATGATGGAGCAACTGTAGCTGCCGCATAATAGCTAGGGGGGAAACCCCCTTCTATTTCTTTTAATTGATTATTTATATAGATGAGACAAGTAGCTGGACCATATAACCTATGAACTCTTGACGCTGCCAACGAGCAAACAGGATTCATACTTACCCAAGACTTTAGACATGCGGTATTCACTTTTGTTGCTGACAATAGTGCTTCTGCAACACTGAAATTCTATGCTAGTAATGAGCAACTAGGAGATCAACCAGACCTTACAGCTGCTGCAAGTGCAACCAATGTATATGCAACAACTCAGGTAATTGCTCTTGAGGACGCTTCTGCTGTAAATGGTGACACTGGTGTTGTATATGCTGGATCATCTGATGGCGTAACCCAATATGAAATAAACCAAAACGGTAACAGACGGCTTGGTGTAAAAATGACAGCAAGAGCAGCTGGAGACGTTACTATATTTCTTTCTCTTTATGATAATTCGTAACCATGAAAATAACAGGCACCGGAGAAATTAGACAATCTTTACTTGAGGATATTCAGACTCTTCAACTAAGAATAACCCTATTATACAAAGAAAGAGATAGGGTACTTTCTGAAATTAAAGAGCAAAGAAGGTGAAAGTCTGAGGTTTATTCTCAGAAAGTATCTTATCAGAATGAAGTGTATAGTCTTGAACAATTCCTAGAGCAAATATATAATTCTTTGGACCAAAGAAGTACCTCCTTTTATGAGAGGACAGATAAACAACAATCTATCATAAAAGAACTAGCACAGAAGATCACAGATAAAACCTATGAGCTTTGCGAGTATGAGAAGAAAGAGCTTATAGATATAGATGCTGAAAATAAAAGGATAAAGGAAACACTAAAAGAACAAAAGAAAGATGTAATACAATTGAATGACAAAATTAAAACTCTCCAACAAGAGAGAGATTTGATGTATAAGGAGAAAGAAGAATTTATTGCATATAAAGAAAAGGAGGAAGCCATATTGGAGGACAAAAGAGTTGCTCTAAACAGAAAACAAGCGGCACTAGATTGACGCAAAAAGGCTTTATCAAGAAAAAAGAAATAACATGGCAAGAACAGGTTCACAACGGACAACAACCGGTGATGGTACCGCTATAACAACAGTAGCAACCACTGGTTATGATATATTGATAAACGGTACAAGCAAATATTTGAACTTTAATACTACTGTGGGTTCTTCTGGGTATGGTATTAGAGATAATGCCGGTACAATAGAGTTCAAGGACTCTAGTGGCTCATGGGCTGGTGTTGATGCTTGAGTATCAATATGAGGTGCAGTAACCTGAGGTACAGATGATTGTATCCTATACATCAATCCTGCTTGAGTCTTAGATCAGGACACTAACTTCAAGCGAGACACAGATAATGCTAAATTATCTATTTTGTGACAAGCAGAAGCAACTGCATCAATAACCGCAACAGGATCAGCAGGTATAGTAGATGCCCATGATACTGATCTAGCACTAGCAGTATCAGGAACTATATCCTCCTCTGACTATAACGGTATAAGGGGTACAACAACAATAACATGAACTGGCACACTCAACGCAGATGCAACAGGACAGAATGGTACTGGAGCAGTAAATGGTAACTTTGTTAATGCTTGAACAGGTACAATAGCAAGAGGTATAGGTTTAATGGGTTCATCACAGGTAGTAGCAGCAGGAACAACAACAGAAGCTATTGGTTGTGCTACTGCAGTAATT